TTGTCCTCGCGTGTGAGATGGGAGCGAAACGTGGCCTGGGAACACTCCAAGACCTCGCCATTCCCTACCTTCCCATCGACGACATGGAAACGCTCTTGCAGGTCGCACGTGAGCTCGGCAAGAATCGAGACGTCTGCACGTTCGAGGGTGAGGAGTTTGAAACTGTCATCCTCGACAGCGCGAGCGTCGCGGGAGAGCTAGGCCTGGAAGGCGCACAGAAGATCAAGGGCTGGCAAGGTCTCTGGGACACGATGGGCACGGGAGGGAAGGACCCTCGCATGGCCTATCCCTACATGAACGAGAAGATGCGGCAGTTGATGAAGCTGCTGATGAACGTTCAAGCAAACTTCCTCGCCATCGCCCGAGAGAGCATGGCCGAGGAGAAGGACACCGAAGGCAAGATCATCACGTATAAGGTGCCTGAGTTCCCCGGACAGAAACTCCCTCATGAACTTCCAGGGTGGCCCGATGCCACTCTGCGCGGAGACATTGTCAACGGACAGCGTCTCCTACGAACTCGCACTCATATGCGAGCAGTCGCAGGAATTCGGGTGCCCGGACTAAACGTGCCTGAATTCCTGCTCCCGAACACCGCAATACTGTGCGATTGGATGCGTACGGGAGACGCGAAACTCCTTGCACAGCTCACACCTCAAGTCGGTAAACCCAAGGCTGTCGCGGTGACAGCCGCTCGTTAACGTAGGAGATAGTTCAATGCCACTTCCTCAGAATCTCGCCGGTGGAGAAGTCAAGGGATCAGATCCCGTTCCCGCCGGTACGTACAAGGGTCGTCTCGCCAAGATCGAGGCTTTCGATCCTGACGAGGCTCGTGCTCAGGGCAAGAAGACCGACGCCCAGCACGCCTCACTCCGCCCGGACTGGGTCATTCAAGATGAAGGGGAGATGTTCGGAAGACACATCTTCGACAACCTCACGCTGGCCCCCGGCAAGGCCTTCATGCTCCGCAAGTTCCTCGATGCGATCGCGTGGCCGGATGACAAGCCGGTCTTCGAAGACGGCGTCTTCGTCGGCAAGAGCGACATGCTCGACGCTCAGGTCATCCTCGTCGTCGAAGTCGAGGCGGAACGCACTGACCCGAACACGGGCAACACGTACGAGGCGCGGAATCGCGTCAAGAACTACATCAGCGTCTTCGGCTAGGAACTTGCATGGCGTAGCCTCCTACTACGCCTCCTAGCCATGGGCCCCCTGAGGTGTGATTCGCAGTCCGCCTCAGGGGGGTTCCCTATTTGGAGGATTTCATGATTGACGGAAACATCTTCTTCGGAGGAATGATCTTTGGTATCGCACTTACCGCGGTCGCCATCGCTTCCTTCGTACTCGGAACCCGATTCACGTTAGAGAGGAAGAAGCATGCCCAAGCAGAAGAAAGACAAGGACACGGCCTTTTCGAGCGGCGCACGGCGGTCGGAGAAGCTCCCTAATACGACTCGCATCCCTCAAGGGTTTCTCGAGCTCATCGCTCGTCGGGGTGACGAGGGCGAGGTGAAGTATGGACGCTTCAACTACCGCAAAGGCCTGCTTGACCGCGACTTCATCGAGCAAGGCTTCGCGCACGGCCTGAAGCACCTCCAAGAGCTCTCCAACCACTACCACAACCACGGAGACTTCCCTCACCAGACCGACGACGACCTTGCAGGCGCAGCGTGGGCTCTGATGATGCTCTGGGAAGCTCGAGAGAAACATAGAGACGCGGTGCCCGCGTGAAGATCGACAGAGTCTTGGAAGGCGGACACGCAAAGCTCCGCTTGACTGTCGAAACACTCGATCTTCACGGTCACGCCAAACTCACGCTGAACGATGTCACGAAGGAAGAGCTTTACGCCATCATCGACAAGTGCGCCGTCGATCTTGTCGATCTCCTCAGGCGCATTAAGGACTTGACCGCATGATCGTAACACGCAGCATTGAATTTCCCATGGGACACCGCCTGCAGCATCACGCAGGGCTCTGTCGTCACATCCATGGACACAACTATCGCGTTGAGGTGGAAGTCCAGGCTGACAGTCTCGACACTCAGGGAATGGTCATCGACTTCTCCGACCTCAAACGGGAGATGGAAGCCGTCTTCAAGAAGTACGACCACGCCTTCGTCTGCGAGATGGGCGATCCGTTCGCCGAGCTCCAGCGTTACGCGTGGGAAGGTGGCGTCTCAAACGCTCGCCTGGGCATGGATCGAATCTTCGAGATCGGTGCTCCGCCAACGGCGGAGTGCCTGGCCAAACACTGGCTCGGAGAACTCGACGCGAAGATCGGCCGAGAAGACGGAAGCATGTACGTCAGCGCGGTAACGGTTTACGAGAGCTCCAACACGAGCGCGAGGTACGAGAACCATGCATCACTCATTCCAAATCGCTGAACGCTTCGTCAGTCCGCAAGGCGAAGGCGTGTACGCAGGGACTCTCATGGGCTTCATCCGCTTTACGGGATGCAGCGTCGGGAAGAAAGTCTGTCATCACTGCGACACGGACTTCGACAGGATGGATCCGTGGAAAGGTGGCGGATCTCTCACGCTGACCGCTCTCGTAGACTGGGCGAAGGCCAATGAACTCGTTCACGTCTGCTTTACGGGCGGTGAGCCATTCGACCAGCCTCACCTTGAGAACCTCGCCGAAGCCTTCATCCAGGACGACTTCCAGATCCACATCGAAACGTCCGGCACTATCAAACTGCCTGACTGGGCGTCGCACGACCAAATCTGGATTACGATGAGTCCGAAACCCGGCTGGCTCAAAGAGAACGTCACCCCCTGCAAGGAAGTCAAGGTGATTGTCGGCGGCCTCGGCAACGGTCCAGGCTGGCCAACGATCGACGACGCACTCTACTTCGCGAATGAGTGTGCCAAGCCCACCTTCCTCCAACCGTGCAACAAGAAGTACGAAGTTGACTTCGAAGCCCTGAAAGTCGTCCAGGACCTCCAGCGTCAACACCCTGAACTCCGCCTCAGTGTGCAGATGCACAAGCTTCTGAAAGTGCGATAATGCCGGACGGAGCCTTGATGGCAGACTGGGGATATTACCTCATCCTCGCCGCCTGGGCTCTCATCCTGCTCCTCATCGCCTGGAGAAAACGATGACCAAGAAACGCAGTCGCTTTAACACCGCCAAAATGGAGCAAGGCGTTACGCTCCTCCTACAAGGAATGGGAATCGATGTCGAAAACGACAACTACAAAGAAACCCCGAAAAGGGTCGCCAGCCTCTTCAAAGAAATGCTCTCCCCAGCCGCATCTAACTGGAAGACTTTTCCCACATCGTACCGGGGCGCCGTCCTCCTTCGGAACCACGAAGTCATCGGCCTCTGTCCGCATCACTTGCAGCCGGTTCCAATGCGAGTACACGTTGCGTATATTCCCAAGAAAAAGGCTCTGGGCCTATCTAAACTGGCTCGAGCAGTTGAAGAGCGACTGTCCATGCCCGTCCTGCAGGAGCAACTTACACAAGATGTTGCAGATGCTCTCGAAGCACACCTCGAGCCTATCGGGTGCTGTGTTATCATCACCGGCCGGCACGGATGCATGCAGTTTCGAGGCATACGTTCCGACGCTGACGTCGTCACTTCCGCGATGCGAGGAGCCTTCTTTGTTGATTCGAAGGCCCGTGAAGAAATCATGATGCTGATCGGGAGGCCGTAGTGGAGGAAGAAGATCATGGCGCAGGAAAACCGTCATTCTGTCAGCAATGTCCTCTATACCACGCACCGGGCCCCGTATTCGGCGAAGGACCCGCCAACGCAAGAATTATGGTTGTCGGTGAGGCGCCGGGAGAAGAAGAAGCCCGATATCGTCGTCCTTTCATCGGTGGAAGTGGCCAGGTTCTTACAGTACTTCTCGCGAAGGCTGGGATTAGTCGTAAGGACGTATTCGTCACGAATGCCGTTAAGTGCCGTCCTCCAGGCAACAGAAAACCCACGGGAGAAGAGATTACGTGTTGCTCAACTATCCTCACGCAGGAGATCCAAGACGTCAAGCCCAACGTCGTAGCGGCGATGGGGGATACCCCTCTCAATGCCCTGACGTACAAAACGGGGATCTTTCTGCATCGAGGTGTTCCGCTGCCGGGGCTGGAGGGTGTGAAAGTTGTTGGAACACTCCACCCCGCCTACGTAATGAGGGATCAAGGCGCGTTTGCCTATCCAATCTTCGATCTTCAGCGGGTCCTCGGGGAGAGTGCCTTTCCTGAGATTCGTCGCGTTCCCACTGCCTACGTGAGAGACGGGAGTGTGCAGGAAGCGAGAGACCTTCACGCTCTCGCACTTGAGCACGGCTACGTAGTCTACGACCTTGAGACGACGAACCTAGACCCTCGTAACAGCGACATCATTTGCAATGGCTTGGGAGTCCTCCCTGGCCAAAGCACGTGCTTCCGCTGGCACCCTGAGATGAGGAAAGTCCACGCGGAGATCATGCTCGACGGTCGCGTTGCGAAAGTCGGGCAGAATTCTGAGTCTTTCGACCAACCCTTCCTCGAGTACAAAGGTGTTCACTTCAACGGTCCCACCTGGGACACGATGTTGATGTTTCACCTCATCAACTCGGACATGAAGAAGGACCTTGCCACTGTCGCCTCGTTCTACACAGACATGCCGTATTGGAAGGACGAGGCGAAGAAGGGCGATCTCTTCACGTATAACTGTAAGGACATCGACAGCACGACGCGCGCCTTCCTCGAGATGAAGAAGGAGCTACGCTCTCTCGACATGCTCGACCTCTACACGAAACACGTTGCGCCTGTCCAGCCGATCCTTCGTCGCATGTCCGCGAAGGGCCTGAAGAAGGACGTGGACAAGGCGATCATGTGGTCGTTCGTCATGAGGAAGAGGGCGATGGAAATCGAAGCCGTCCTGAAGGAAGGTTTCGGTGATCAAACGCTCAACCTCGACAGTCCGAAACAACTGATGAAAGTCCTCTACGAAGACCTCGGTCTTCCCGTGCAATACGTACGGGATCGAAATCGTGGTCAGCGTCCTACCGCAAATGAGGAGGCGTTAGAAAACCTTGCCCAAATCTCGGACAATCCCGTTTTCCTCCAAATCATCGAAAGGCGCAGCCTTCTCAAAGCTGACAGTACCTTCGTCAGCGTGGAGACTGACTCCTCCAATTATATTCACCCTCGCTTTGGCACGGCGAAGGCTGCAACTGGTCGACTTAACTCGTGGGAACCCAACGCTCAGAACATCCCGCTGGAGCTTCGGGAGATTTACATCCCGGACACTCCGGAGCACGTTTTCTTCTCCGCCGATTGGAGTCAAGTTGAGTGGAGACTTGCAATGGTTCTCTCAGGAGACAAGGTGGGATTGGATCTTCTCGCCTCGGGAGTCGACCAGCACTACGGAATTGCTGCCGAAACCTCTGGTAAGCGAATCGAGGACGTTACTAAGGATGAACGTTACGATTCTAAGTTTATCGTTTACGGTCTCTCTTACGGACGAGGCATTCCGTCCATCGTCAAGCAGTTGATGAAGACGCCTTCGTATCAGGGGCTGACGTATCAACAGGCGACTGTCAGGGTGACGACCTTCGTTAGCAAGTTCGCCAAGCGTTTCGAAACGTTCTGGAAGTGGAGAGAACGCAACGTCAAGTTCGTCGAGAAGAACGGCTACCTCAAGAATCCGTGGAACAGACGGAGATGGTGGTTCTCCAGGCAAGTAACGGAAGTCTACAACTTCCCTCAGCAGAGCACCGCCGCAGACATGATGTACGATGCGATCATCGACATTGACGGAGACCTACCCGCAGGAGCTTCTCTCCGCTTAAGCGTCCATGACGAAGTCGTAGGCGTCACACCAAAGGACCTGGCGAAGCAAGTGAAGGAGTGTGTCGACACTCACATGAATCGAAAGTGGCCCCAGATTGTCGAGGCGAGTGCGAATCCCGACATGATCAGGGTGTACTATCCGCAGGGCTGGAGCTGTCCCGCTGAGACAGTTTTCGGCCTCAATTGGAAAGAGGCGAAGGAAGGTAACGCCTCCCTCACGAAGGAGTTGCTCGGATGAAGCTAGGAATGGAAATTCCAAAGTCACACGCAGAGGAGTTGAGTCGCCTGACGGACTTCGACTTCGCCATAGCACACAGGATTGTCGGAGACAGGGAGTATAGAGACTTCTTCGTCGGTCAACGTGAGAAGGGAAGAACGATCATTCTCGACAACGGCTTCCACGAACTCGGGCATATGGCGAAGAGGGAAGACATCGTCATCGCACAATCGATCATCGCGGCGGACATCGTGATTAGCCCTGACCGCATCGACGACGTAGAGTTCACTCGGAACAACCTCGAATGGTGCTTGGAGCAGTTCAACCTTCGTACTGCGGCAGTGATCGTCGGAGACGATGAAGGTGATAGAATGGGCCTGCTCGAGCTCTACCGAATGATGTACGTACCGACGATCTGCTTCCCCTATCGAAGAGATCGTCAAGCGTGGATAGCGGAGTTCGATATCCACCACAAAGGCTGGGACCTCGGGAAGCAAGTACATTTCCTCGGAATGCAGGACCTCTCCGAGGCGAGGAGAGCAGCAACACGTTTTCCGAAAGGGACGTTCGACACCTCGAAGCCGTTGAAGTGGGGATATAAAGTAGAGCGCCTGGACAACGTGACGACCACTCACGGTGCCTGGCCTCACTACGACAGCTTCCTCGACGCGCCTGAAATGGAACTTGACCAGATGGCCACTGCCCTCTATAACGTGGCATGCCTTCGGAGGTTTCTCGCGTGAAGGACCTTGAGCTCTCCACCCAGATTCACAAGCTGATGGATGCGCTCAATACGATGACCGATATCGCACCCGAGTCGAAGACGAAAATCTTCTCTTGGGTGCGAGACGTATCACCGGCGGCACGTCCTGAGGAGCTGTACTCGAGTCTCGCTCGAGTCTTCCACATGACAATTGAGGACGTTAGGAGGGAAGTTGATCCATCAGCAACTCGCCCGAATGACTTTGACGACCTCGTCCCACGGAGCGGCTGGATAGCTGACTACGTGAGATACACGCGGAATACCGAGCCTCCTACGGTCTTCCACTTCTTTGCGGGGATGATGGCGATATCGTCAGCCCTCTCCCGCAATCTCTTCTACGACATGGGCCCGTATCAGCTTTTTCCGAATCTCTGCGTCGTCATCGTGGCGCCGAGCGGCCGCTGCAAAAAGACGTCCGCATGTCAAATCGCCGTGAACATGATGAACGGAATAGGTCTCAATGTCCTCGCCGACAAGCTCACGCCAGAAGTCCTCGTTGAATCTCTCAAGGATAAGAATCCGGCAACTGGCCTCCTCTATGCTCCAGAGCTCGCTGCCTTTCTCGGAAAGCAGAAGTACCAAGAGGGCATGGTTCCGATGCTCACCCGACTTATGGATTGTCCTGACGTTTGGAAATCAGCGACGATCATGCGTGGTGATGCAGAATTGCGGAACGTGGCCCTTACGTTTCTGGGGGCGAGTACACTGGACTGGATTCAGACGGAAATCCCCAAAAGCGCGTTTGGAGGTGGCTTCATATCGAGGCTACTGTTCGTCGTGCAAGAAGACACACCACGTTCATTTCCTCTACCACCTGAAATGGATAAGGAGCAGAAGTTCGCTCTGATGGAGAGGCTACGCCTTCTCACGCAGATCCGCGGGAAGGTGATGATGTCGTCGGACTGCCGGGACTGGTACATGTCGTGGTATACGACTAACCAGCGACAGCGTCACGAGAACAAACAATTCAGCGGGTATTACGAAAGAAAACCCGATCACGCAATGCGGCTCGCCATGCTACTAAACGTCAGCGAGGGCGGCAATCACTTGGAGATGCAGCGATGCCACCTACAACACGCCGTCCGTATTCTCGACTGGATCGAAGCATGGTTACCAGGGACTTTCGACAGTCTGCAGGAGTCACAACAAGGAGCAGCGCTCGGCGGACTGATCAAACAGCTCAAAGGAAGACAGGGTGGAGCAGGGCACAGCGAGTTGCTTCGCCTCAACAGCAAGAAGATGAACGCACTGACGTTCAAACAGACCATCGAGACCGGAGTACAGGCCGGTCTCATCATCAAAGACACGAAGAGTGGGAAGTATCTGCTTACGGCAGAGGGTTGGAAACAATGATCGATTGGCCGAAAATTGCGAAGGAGCGCGGCTTCACGGATCCGACAGGTGAGACAGGTATTCCGAAGCTGATGCTCGAAGTGATGTACAAGGAGCACAAGTCGATCGAGGGCATCGCCAACGAGCTAATGATCTCGCGGCACACGGTGAGGCTCGCGTTCGAACGGTTCCAGATCGAAGTCAAGACGCAAGGAGGTGCCCAGTACGTCAAGTTCGACGTGACTGAGGACCTCCTGGATGAGATTGAAGCTACGGGAGTGACGGCGGTTGCGCGTCGCCTGGGCGTCGACTACACTTCCGTGTACAAGAGGACTAAAGACGCTCGGCGTAAGCGTCGAGAGCAGAGAGAAGAGCCTGAGCAGCCATGTGCTGAACCCCAGGACGAGAAAGGAACTCCGCCTCATGGCGAAGATCAATAAACCCAAGCTCGACTACAGCTGCTGGCACCGTGGCACGCTTGAGTATGTCAAGCTGTTCAGAGTGGCGAACCCCCTTCCAGGGATACCCCTCGAAGGTATCGAAGAGCCTCTCGTGCAACAGCTGTCCCAAGGCACGGTTCCTCTGATGACCTGGGTTGACCCAAACTTCTGCTCCGCGCCACTCTGGCGTATAGTCCTGTGGGTCGGCGTAGAGGTGGATGGAGAGAATTACGTCGCAGTTCTCTCCATCCGCAATGCTGAGGCGCTCATCGAGCAGCACGTCCTGATCGAGCACCCGCGTGAGAACCGGAGTATGTTTTCCTTCGGCCTTCATAAGGGACTCGAGTTGACGTACGACCGCGAGCGTGATATCTTTCTCGCGGTACCTCTTGAAGGGGTAGCCGATGTCCTTGCCTCCATGCCCAGCGTCAAGACATACTTTCACTAGTGTTTCCTCT